CTTCTGTAATATAACGAATAATTTCCTTATTTTTTGTTACCAAATCTTTTATATATAACTCATCTGTTAATAATCTAATACATTTTTGTTTAACAATTTTCATGTCATCAATTTTTATATAATAGTTATATTGCGAATGAACATTATAATATATTTTTTTATAATCTACAAACATCTGATTTAATCCAACTAAAACTAATGGTTTTTTTTGAGACAAAATATATGTGTCTAAAAAAGATTGATATAGTTTTGAATCAAATTTTTCCCAATTAAATTTATTACCATAATGTATTTTTATAAATTCATCTAATAAATCATCTAAATCTTTCACAATAATTTTACTTTTGAAATATTCTTTTAGTTTATTTCCTAATGTTGTTTTTCCCGAACCCATTGCACCGGAAATATGAATAATAATATTTTTCATAAATAAAAGATATATTTATTTATATTATCATTAGAAAATAAATTGATGATTTTAGAACAAAAGTTAGACTATATTATCAGTATTATTACAAAGTAAAGTATGTTCTTTCTGTTTATTCCTCCATTTCTCTTGTGCTCTTCTTCTATACTCCCTTAATTTCTCTGGATTTTCTTCCTTGAGTTTTTGTAAATATTTTGCTCCATTTTCCATAACTTGTTTTTTGTTAGTTTCATAATATTTCTTATGACTATTACTGAAAGTATATTTTTTTAAATGTTCTCTTAATTCTTCATTTTCTTTCTTCAGTCTTTCATTTTCTGCTATCAGTTCTGATATGTCTATATTAATAGTTTCCATAATGTTATATAATATATTCAATCAAGTTTTAAATGCTTTATTAGAGTAAGAAATGAAACAACATTCTGATGACTATAAACTTACAGCAGTCAAGTATTATTTAGAAAACAATAAACCTATGCGTTATGTTTGTAAAAAAATATTCAAATGTAAATATCAATCATTATCAAAATGGAAAATCATATTTCAAAAAGAAGGTAAAATTGAAAGAAAACCAAGAAATAATAAAGATCTGAAAATAACATCAGAAGTAGTATCATTTGTAAAACAAAATGTTAGACTACAACCTACTATTACATTATGGGAACTTTCAAAACTTGTAGATAAGCATTTCAACATAAAATTATCAGACCATTCTATATACAATATTTTACATCATAACAAAATAACAAGAAAGAGATTAAAGAATAAATACTATCCTGAAAAGAAAGAAGGACAAGAAAAAGATGATTTAAGTAACTTTTATAAGCAACTTTCTCATTACAAATATGACAAGACTATTTGTTTGGATGAAACATCTATATATCTAAATATGACTTCTTCTTATGGTAGAAGTAAGACTGGTACAAGAGCAATTTATAAGACTAATAAGTATCCTTTCAAAAGGTATAATATGCTATGTGCTATAAGTGCTAATAAAGTAGTTGGGTATGTTCTTTATAAAGACTTGAAAGGTGGTGTAAAAACACAAAATATTATAGACTTTTATAATGATGTAATCAAAGATAAATATAAAGACTGTCTTATAATAATGGATAATGCTGTTATACATAAATCTAAAATAGTAAAGCAAACCATAGAAGAAAGTGGTAATCATCTACTTTATAGTGTTCCATATCATCCAGAAACAAATGCCATAGAAGAGTTCTTTAGTCAGTTAAAACACTATATCAAAAAGGAAAGTCCTAATACTTATGATGATATACAATCAGTAATAAAAAACATTCTTAAGCATAATATAAAAAAGGAACATCTAACAAATTACCTGAAGCATAGTTTTAGAATGTATAAAAATAAATAAGTTTGTCTCATTTTTCTTTTCGGTTGGTGTAAATATTACATTTTTCACATCTTTGAAAATTTTTCCATAGTATGGACTTTTGATTATATTTTCTTTTGAATAAACCATAATCTATATTATTCATATATTAAAAATAAAATTTCGTATTATATATTATGAATATATACTATTTTTCGCTACAGACATTATTTTATTGGTTGGTTGCATTTAGTATTTATGAATGGATAGCTATATATATAATATTAGCATTTTCACAGAACAAATATAGAACACCAATTGAATATTATACTAAATTACCAACTTGGGTTTCTGTGTCTGGTGATTTTATTTATTCAACTGCTATATTTTTAACAGCACAGTTGATATTCAAAATGCTAGAGCAATCAAAGACAATCAAAATGAATGATAATTTAACTAAGGTACTTGTATTCATTGGAATAATTATAGCCATACAATGGGTATATGATTTATCATTTGCATTTATTGTAATGAATCTTCCAAATGGCTTCAGTAAATATGTGGCCTTTTTTCAGAGATATATTAAAGAGGTAAACTTTGGTGCTGTAATATCTGATTCAATATGGCTTGTAGGCTGGTTACTTTTGACAATGTTTATAATACAATATGTTTCATTGCCATATGCTTGCCTTATTCTAACATTATCACTTTTTGCTTGCCTTGTAATAAAATTCTAGTCAAATATATTATAATATATATATTATAGAATGCCAGAAAAAAAGAAAAAACATTATAAGAATGGTGGTACAACGATAACTAACTTAGATAGAACATCATCTCGTTCACCTCGTTCATCTCGTTCATCTCGTTCACCTCGTTCACCTCGTTCATCTCGTTCATCTCGTTCACCTCGTTCACCTCGTTCATCAAGAACTCGTCCGTCCCGCGCATCACCTCCACCTGCTTTAATAAGACAAGATGCATCATATAACCTTATGAGGCAATTATCCAGAACATCTAGATCAACATCACCACCACCTCGTTTAAGCAGAGAAGATGCATCATATAACCTTATAAGGCAATCACCTAGATCCCCACCTCGTTTAAGCAGAGAATATAGTGATAATTTATATATTATAAATTATAATGAAAATAATAATGTTTTAGATCATGCTTCTGATTTCCTGATGAATTTACAGTTAAATACTTACTATTCAATCAACAATACACATATATCACCTAACGAAGTTACATATGGTTTTAGAATGTTTAATAATGTACCTGCAAGGATTATAATGAATGTAAATACTGGTGCGTTAAGAATTGATACTAGTTTTTTTAGACGATTGTAAAACGCCACATAAATTTTGTATGAAGTATATAGATACCATAATAATGTCTAGAAGTTCGAGTTCACACTTTATTAAGGATGATATAGTACTTATACTGTTTACGAAGGATAAGGTAGAAATTATCAAAGACAATATAGTAAAATTATTTACACACAATAAAAAGAAAATACGGAAAATATACGATATGCTGAAACAAAATGCAAATGAAGATAATTTATGTTTTAATACATTACGCCCTTGGAATGATTATGTAAATTTAGCACATGGGCACTCTGTCATACTTATAGTGTATAATACTTTGCGAAATATTATAGAAGGGTGGTGTAATCTGTTGTACAAAGATTTCGTATATAATGGTATGATAAATGATGCAGACAATGGAACAAGCATATATTATCTTGAAATTGATAAACTTATTACAAGATCAGAACCGAAAAGAAAAGGATTAGGAACATATATGATGAATTATATAAAAAATAATATGATGAATAATGTTGATATATTATTTTTATATTCTTTACCAACTAGTACAAATTTTTACAGAAAGCTAGTATTTCTGACAGAAGAATTGTATGAAAATAAGCATATTTTTTATGTTATAAATCCAAAAAGTAAAATTAATTATAATAAAGATATATTAGAAGAGTCACTTAAAATTCTTTGGGAATTTGAAGGCAAAACTAATATGACACAATTAGAAAAAGAGAATTATATAAAAAATATGACGTATATATCAACTAATTTGAATAAACAATGTGATATCTATAAAACAAACAGTATAATAAATGAATTTGATTCTTCACAGACAAAAACAAGAATGGAAACAACAACAGCAACAAGAAGATCAGCGCGTATATTTTCACAAAGCTTAGGTGTTAAGAAACATATAAAAAAATAACTCAATATACATCTGCAAAATATTTAGGCGAATCTTTTTTATATATTGTTGCAGTAAAAATCCTTCCCTGATATATTTCAATGGACAATGTATCTCCATCATATATTTCTTTACAGCCAATATCTTCATCACATTTCATATTGTAATGTACTATCGGTAACCTCATCATATTATTTTTATCAGTCGCAGTATAATATTGCCATCTGTCTTTATTATTCCTTAATTTTTTAGCAAATAATGGTAGTATAATAGGTTCTTTATCACTTTCATTTGCAGTTAGCAAACCTATTTGTTGAAAATCATTACTGTCATATTGTGGTAGATTTTTGGGATATACTGGAATATTGTCAGCTTGATTCGAAACTTTTACATTTTCTGTATACACATGATGGTGAATTTCATATCTTTTATTCATTATAATATATATGAACAAGGCCATCATGCAAATTATTATAAATAAAAGCATAATCACAGCGAAGTAGAATATTTTATCTTTTGTATTCAACTTTATCATATCTGTATAAAGTTGATAAAAAATTTATATAATTACAATCATTAAAATTCCTGTTGAGATAAACACAATTTAATTTCTCCCAAAGATGCAATACTATATCGTAAAATAATAGGATAAGAATTCTTGAGGTATATTTCAACATTAGAACATAAATTAGTACATTTTGTAAAGATTGTTAGATATTTCAGACTAAATACACCTTGAATAATTTCGTGTGTATTATTTTCAGAATTTTTTGAAATACAAATATTATTTGATTTTTCTGTTCCAAGAATAGTTTCTTGTGTACAAAAATCACCTTTACAACTTAGAATAAGCTGATCAGCAATATTACGAATTTCAATATATTCTGCTAGATTATGCATATCTCTAATAATCTTTTGTAGATATGATGAAGGCATTGTAATAATAGTATGAAAATCAACAGGTGGGATTTCTATATTAAGTACATCAATATCAAGAGTCGATAGTTTATAATTTGTCTCTACATTTTTATCATTATTTACAATACGAATACCTAATGTACTTGGATCATCTTTGCGAACGTATAATGTAAGCAAATCATTTGTTCCAATAGTCTTGATTAGCATATGCAATTTCAACATACATATACCAATGTACATCTTTTTCTCACAATAATATTCTTCAAATTTATCAGCTTCTAATTTGAGATGAATAAGCACAATATTTGTGTTATCCATTGCAACTATTTTGAGTCCTGTCTCATCAACCTCGAGATTTACATCTGTTAAAATATCTTTCAATGCATCAATGACCTGTTTAAAAATGGGGGCTTGAATTGTTTTTATATTTAGCAAATATTCTGCATTACAACTCATCTAAAGTGTGTATACAAAAATTGATTTAGTATAATCTTATATGCTTTTACATTTCTTGACAAAAGCTTCGTATTCTTCATCCATTGCATTACAAATCTCTCTAACTTCTGCAAATTTATTTTTGATTTTCATTTCCTCTACTGAAATATTTGCAATTGGTTGTTTTTCTGTAACAACTTGCCAAAGGTCTGCTAAAATATTTGCCACATTCCCATCATATTTTTGGTAAAGTGGTTCAATATCAGCAAGTGTAACGCCTTCAGGTGCTTGTTGCAATATGCTTTCCATTCTATAATAAAGAGATATTAAGATTCTTATATGTTTTACACATTGATACCTAAATTTTTCAATTCCATTTTAGTATTTGGTCTGAATAGATAATCCCTTATCATAAGCATATGATCATCATCAATGTATGGATTTCCAGCTATTATTTCGGCAAATGATGTCTGATTTTTTTTGACAATATGTTTATTTAACCAGCGAATTTGAAAAAGCATTGAAAATACCCCACATTCTGTATTCTTTTTCTGATGTTGTTTTTTACTTTGCATTATTTTGAATTCCTTATCTGGATGTAAATTATTACATTGTTCTTTAATGCCATTTAAAAATGTTAGTAAATATGACGGTATTCCCCTACCTGTACTATCATAGTAGAAAGCTCCATATGTAGGCAATTTTGGATCTATCACAATAAATGTAGATGTCCAATGTGAGCCAGATTGGTCGTGTTTATCTAAATTTGTGATAATTCCTAAAAACTTTTTACCTTTTTTTAAATAACTATTTACGTCTACTGCACAAAGAGAACTATACATACAGCTCCCATTATTAGACATAACGGCAAAGTCAATAGGAAATACACCAAGGAATACATATTTGTAACGAGGTGTCTGCATATATTGTACCATTACATTTTGAATATCATAATTTGATAGCCAAGTCTTAGGATTTTTATACCAGACCTCTGGTTTCTCTGGTTTGAGATCTTTCTTGCATATAAGTCGTAATTGACGTTTTATTTTTTGCAAACTTTCATCTTTCGTAATATGCTTCTCTGCAAGTTTTTCAATGACACCACACCATAGCCAATATTTATTAACATTTTTTCCCATATATGTTTTCAGTATTGTTTTTAGTTTTCTATATAATGTTGCTGATTCTGTTACTGCACTGGGATCAAAATCTGCCTTTTGTATAATCCTGTAATATATTACAAGCAATTGTTGCATTGATTTTATAGAAAAAGGATGATTATTTTGATTTGCAGGACTACAATAACAAGTCATTTTCTTCTTTGTTCGCATTATCTTTAATGTCCTGCTAATTATGAATAAAATAAATTATATACACAAATAATATAAAATATAAATTGTACACAACTGTACATAACTGTACATAACTGTACATAACTGTACATAACTGTACATAACTGTACATAACTGTACATAACATAAAATATATTATAATTTCAAAATAATAGCACTATTATGTTAATGTTTTTAAAGAGAAAAAAAGAAAAACTGACACGCAAAATATATATAAAATAAAATTAATATAGTATATTAAGACATATACCCAAATTATGGGCATCCAAGAGGATCTTGTTTCATTTATACAAAAACATAAAGTAACTGAAAAAGGTAAACCTTATACCAATACAAGTTTGGGAAATCCAAGAGCGTCTATTTATATTCCAGACAATGAATATGATAAGTTCTTGAATTTATACGGTCTTGCATTGACAAATGGTATGTCTCTTCATTATACTGAAAAACCTATTGACCCAAGTCCCTTACGAGTGGATCTTGACTTCCGGTTTTCAATGGATGAAACAAATTATGTCTTAGATGATGCTGGATTTCAATCTGCATCAATGTCTGGTGAAAAAAATATACAGCGCGTGTACAAACCCGAACATGTCAGAAATATAATAAATCATTATTTCAGAATTATTAATCAATATCTATCAGTTCCAGCTGATTGTAATGTAGCATATGTAATGGAAAAACCTAAACCATCTGAATATCAAAATAAAATCAAGGATGGTATTCATATTGTATTTCCACATATAATGGTATCAAACAATATCCAGCATTTCTTACGGAAGAAAATATTGGATATTGGACAGGAATTATTTAGTGGACTACCAATATGCAATGATTATTCTGCAATTATAGATAAGGCTATAATTGATGTTAATTGTTGGTTGATGTATGGTAGTAAAAAAATCGAAACAGATAGTTATCGTGTTTCTTATGTATTTGCATATGACAAAACTACAACACAAATGGTAGACAAAAAACAAGATGTTACTCCGATTGATGAAATTGGATTTATTAAATTATTCTCGATGCGGAAAAATGAGGTATCTAGAATTTCTGTCTTACCAGAATTTGTTGCAGAAGTTGAAGAATATGTCAAACATGTGTTACCAGCCATAGATATAAAATATAAGACTAAATTGCATGATAATATATTTGCAAAATCCCTTAATATAAACAAAAATTACACCTCAGATGATGAGTTAACTATTATCAAAAGACTAGTTCTAGAATGTTTGGCCAGTGCAAGAGCCGAAAAGTACGAAGATTGGATCAGCTTGGGTTGGGTATTGCGAAATATAGATTATAGACTATTAGAAACATGGATAGAATTTTCGAAAATTGGCAGTACATATATTGAGGGAGAATGTCAAAAATTATGGAACAAGATGCGCAAAGATCATATGGGTATTGGTACTCTTAAATGGTGGGCTAAGCAAGATAATATTAATAAATATGATGAAATAATAGATGATTCTATTATTCCTCTAATTGATTTAGCAGTAAGAAGTGATGGTGCACACTATGATATTGCTAAAGTTGTTCAAGCTATATATAAAGATGAGGTCAAAACTGTGAATAAAACTATTTGGTATCATTATAACAAGGATAAGCATCGTTGGAAAATATCAACTGAAGGCTCTATTCTTCGAAATATATTGAGCACTGATATTTGCAGAAAATTTAGTGAAAGATCACATTATTGGAATAGTCAAGCGTATGCTACTACATCACAAGAAAACAAGGATGTATTTGGGGAACGAGCCAAAAAATGTCTTAAAATTGCATTGAACCTTAAAAATGCATCATTTAAAGATAATATTATGCGTGAATTACGTTGTTTATTTATGGATGAGAAGTTTGAAGAGTTACTGGATAGCCGGACTCATTTGATTGGATTTGCTAATGGTGTATATGATCTAAAAATGCATTTGTTCAGAGATGGAATGCCTGATGATTATATATATCATTCGACAAAAATCAATTACATGGTCTACAATTCTGATATTCCAGAATTAGCCGAAATTAGTGAATTCTTTAACAAAATATTTACAATAGAAGCAGTGCGTAATTATGTACTGGATCTGTTAGCGTGCACTATTGATGGTAGTATAGCACAAGAACGATTCTATATATTTACAGGTCAGGGTAGTAATGGTAAATCAAGACTGTTGGATTTAGTGCAACAAGCAGTAGGTGACTATTATTGTATAATGCCTATAGCACTCCTTACACAAAAACGCGCTGCATCCAATCAAGCACAAAGTGAACTTGAAAGGACGAAAGGTAGGCGGTTTGCAGTTATGCAAGAGCCTAGTGATCAAGACAAAATCAATATTGGTTTTATGAAGGAATTATCAGGAAACGATAGAATTCTTACAAGGGGGCTTTACAAAGAGCCATTTGAATTTAAACCTCAATTCAAGATGATATTGACATGCAATGAATTACCAGAAGTCCCTAGTGACGATGGTGGTACTTGGCGCAGAATTAGAGTCATAGAATTTACATCTAAATTCTGTGACAATCCTACGAAGCCAAATGAATTTGCGATGGATATGGAATTAAGTGATAAATTCGAAAGATGGGCTGAACCATTTATGAGTATGCTTATTGAAAGACATAAGAGTTTAAATCCCAATAATATACACGAACCAATGGAGGTAAGAATTGCTACACAAAGTTACAAAAATAATAATGATGTCATTGGACAATTTATTAACGAACGCATCATTATTGATAAGGAAGCTCAAAATGAGAGAATTAATATTACAAATATATTCAATGAATTCAGAGTTTGGTCTGCTGAAAATCTGCCAAAGAACAAGAAAAGACCAGATAGAATACAAATTAAGGCTTATTTTGAGAAAATGTTAGGTCCTTATCCAATCGATAATAAGGGATGGCGCGGTCTCAAATTTAAAGATGATGAATAAGAAATTTGCTTTGAAACACATACTATTTTTATAAAAAATGATGACTATAATATTTTTTCACTGTTACGAAGTTACGAAGTTACGAAGTTACGAATGTCACAGTTTGGATATTTCACGGAAATCGAAATGTTGCAGACAAAAATCAAAGAACTTGAACTCAAATTAGAAGAGGAACGCACAGAACATAGAGATATATTTCTGCGTATGCGTGCACAATGCATGCAAAATTCTAATAATGAATACGAACTCAGATGCTTGAGAGATGAGAATGCTATGTTAAAAACTGAGTTGCACGAAATCAAATCAGCCCAAATAATTCAGGCAGCCATCCGCCGTGTCATTACTGCATAATGCATCATTGTGTGATTGAATCTACACAAATACAAAATATAAATTTTTGTATTTTTGTAAATAAAAAAATGATAATGATAATAAAGATATTATATATTAGTAAGATAAGCATTATGCAGAAATACAAACCTTCTTTTGATGATTACAATAAAGTTATGGCAAATGTAGATAAGCCAAAAATTTCTAAACCTCTTATGACCAAATACGAATTTGATCAAGTAATTAGCATTCGTGCTAATCAATTAGCATTAGGAGCACAAGCGTTTGTAGATATATTTGACCAAAAAATTAAATCAAATATGGAATTAAGACAGATTGCCTTACGTGAATTACAAGAGGGCAAACTTCCATTTATAATTAAGAGACCCTTACCAAATAATAAATATGAATATTATCGTATTAAGGACTTAGATCTTACTGCAGTACAATACATGATGCGTTAATACGCTAAGGTAACATTAAATATACAAATACTGCAAATGTGCTCATAAATGTACCCCAGACTGTGTCAACTAATGCTATATGAAATGTATAATTTTTATATATTGCCATACTTGTCAAATTGTAAATGGCATGTATAGCAAATCCGACTGTTCCAGCATATAGGAAAGCATAATAAATTTTTTGTTGCATATCAATATTTTTAGTGACATGCGCTTTAGTAAATGGAATAGAAATATATAAACATGCAAAAATAATAACAGCATATGCCGCTATTGCCGCATAATAATTTACTTCAAGAGGTGTCTTTTGTATAGATTTGACTGATGCAGTATATAATGGTAGATTAATAAAGATCCATAAAAAATCTAATCCCAGTATTGTAATAGCTACAATAATATATTTCAAATATTCTTGCATTTATTCTATTTTTATTATACAAAATAATAATAAGATGGATTTGTTTTATTTCAGCATGATTGGAGTACTAATCACATACATAGTTATTGTAATTATTGCTTTGCTATATTACAATAAGAAGGAATCATTTGAAGATAAACAGTTTGTATCATCTATAACATTTTTAACTGCAGAAGAGTCAGCTATGTTTTTGCAACATGATAGAGATGGATATGTCAAAAACTTAACTAAAGCTGATTTACATGCAAGGGGTTCACAAACACCCAGAGAATATTTAGAAAAAATCACAAAATGTACTTTTTCATTTCAAGCTACTGAACGTAATATTTTGACAAGATGTGCATATAATGCAGATAGATTCTTAGAACATTATAAGTATGATATTATTGATTGTAAAGATATTGCAACAATTCCTTGGAAATTTGCATTAATATGTGACCAATATGAAGAAGGTCTTCCACATACGAGAGAAAATATTATATTTTTATCAAAATCAAGTCTTATAGGTAGTGAAGAAAACATTGTGAGTACATTAATACACGAGAAAGTACATATTTATCAACGGCATAATACAGAAATAATGGACAAAGTGTTGGCTTCAAAAGGATATACTATTTGTAATTCACCAGATAAATATGACTTGCGAAGAAGCAATCCAGATATTACAGATACTGTCTATATAAATCCATACACTGGTAAGAAAATGATATTCATTTATAAATCAGATAAACCATCTGGTATTAATGACGTGTATGATGGTAGCATTCATAGTATTGAACATCCATATGAACAAATAGCTTATGATATTGCAAATGCCTATTTACAAATATATTTACAGAAAATTGTAAAAAAACTGTGAAGAATTATTATTATAATAAATTTGTTTGGAAAATGTAATCATAAGGAAAAAAATGATAAAGTATTTGAGGAAAAATATTTGCCCTGATACAGAAACCTTATTGGGGCCACCAAGCGAAATCAACAAAAAAACAAAGCGATTCCACGAAGTGACAAGCGAAAAGAGGAGAACAATGAATATGCTTGACCTCACAGAGGATCATATATGGCATATAGTTTATGAATTAGATATTCCGACTTTCATCTTCTTCATTAGCACATGCAAATATCTGTTCGCTATGCGTCATACCTCTAAATGGTACGTTAACGACATTTACAACTTTTACAGGGATTACGATCCTAGGCCTTATATCCCGATGCTTCTCAATAGCTACATTGATATCGAACGTATGCAAGACAAACAGGTAGATATAATAAAAAAGCTACCAAAAAAGATTGACTACAAGATGCTCAAGAACACTCTGAACATCTTACCATATTACCACTTATGCAATTCTTCCATATTTGTTCATATTGCATACGACGAATCAATACTTGAAACATGTTGTAAGGCAATATGTAAGTATTACAAGTATCCGTACAAGCGTCCTCACGACAGTCTCTACAGGATATTCTGGCAAGATTGGCAACATCTTTGTGTAAATGTCATCGAACTTTGTGAGATTGCTTATCATATTCGACATAGAAAGTATTATACAATATACAAAATGATGCGTAATCTCGAATTCAGGCTTGTTTACAGCTGTTGTATGTTTGATACTATCGACTTTCTTATCAAGTTCGTGGAATATGAGACAAATAAACAAATCAAAGCGGTTGTTGTGTGTTTGATTTATATGTATATAATGAATGACATAGATGGAATCATGCAATCTTCGAACTACAGCAAGAATTTCCAAGATACTGTTATCGACAAAGGATATGAATTTATGGAGTGCATTGATGAAATGCATAAATTTCCTAAGTATTTGCGAAACTTTCTCAATTCTACCATACAAGAATGTATAGACTTAATATCACAGATTGAATAAAATGAACAAAAAAACCAAAAAACTTTTGTAATTTTGTCATAAATATATAAAGATTATATATATATTATTATTCTGGTAACAAATGTATTCAGTACAACTAAATAGTTTTGAATTGAAAAAGTTTTTGAAATATCTTGGTGAGATGCACCATACACAGCCTCGAAATTCCAATATTAAAGATTATATTGCATCATACGGGAAATCAAAGAAAAAATGTTTGATATATCCTAGTTATAATACATATGATTGGTATCACAATGATGATGTTTTTAAAATTAAATTCTTAGAAGAAGGTAAAGTACAGGCTTCGCCAGATGGCTTAGAATATTTTATGAGGATTTTTGTGTATCATGAAGAACTTGATAAAATTCAGCAATTTTTAGAAAGTGTTTTTAATTTTATTTCTGAAGAGAATGACGAGGGTAAAGTGAAATTATACATTAATAAATGTAATCAATATCATGCAGGTTGGGAGACTTTTAATTGCGTAGATGTACAAACTCTGGATACAATCTTCATTGATAAAAAATTGAAAGATTCCATTATTGATTATTTAGATAGATTTTTGGCATCTAAAGAAAAATATAGTAAATTTGGCAGAAATTTCAAGACAAATTTGCTGTTAACAGGTATTCCAGGTAGTGGAAAAACATCTCTCTGCAAAGCTTTAGCTAAGAAATATGGATATTCCATTTATATAATGAATTTCAATAAGTCTATGACAGACTCATATTTGATAGATCTTACTTCAGATGTCAAAGATAATTCAATCATATTGTATGAAGATATTGATGCATATTTTACAGAGAGAAAATCTCAAGATATCAATGTATCATTTAGTTGTCTAATCAACATTTTGGATGGTACACTTAGTAAAGGATCCGGTAATATAAACATTATTACTACTAATTATCCAGATAGATTAGATTCTGCATTGTTGAGACCTGGTAGAATTGATAAAATTATTAATTTTGATTATCCTAAAAAAGATGAAATCAAAGAAGCTTTTACTTCTCTAATTGGCTCTGATGAAAATTTTGAAAAATTCTATGGACATATTAAAAATATGCAAGTAAGTATGGCAACAATTATTGATTATTTGTTCAGAAATCCTGACAATTATCTAGAGAATATTAAGGAACTTATTACCCAAGTAAACTATATCCATCAATTTACTAAAGAAGAAACCAGTTCTAAACTCTATTCTTAACCATGATGCAAAATGTACTCTCTGATAAAATTAAAGAATACAATGAAACTAGATAAATACTATACTAATCCAAAAATAGCCAAAATATGCTGTAGATACTTCAATAAAATAATAAAAATTGACAAAAATGATTTGATTATCGAACCAAGTGCTGGCAATGGTTCATTCATACCTTTTATTCAGGAATTGAGTAATAATAATATTTTTCTAGATATATCGCCTAAACATAGCTTAGTAAAAAAACAGAATTTCTTGACATATACATTACCCAAGGAAGCACAAAAATATGAAAAGATATATGCTATAGGAAATCCACCTTTTGGTTTTAAATCATCAACTGCTATTAAATTTATAAAACATATTTGTAAATTTTGTGATGCTTTTGGATTAATTCTGCCTAAAAGTTTTATGAAAAGGTCGATGCAAAAATCAGTGCCATTAAATTTTCACTTAAAACGAAATTTAATATTACCACCATATTCATTTATAAAAAATCAACAGATGTACAATGTTCCAAGTGTCTTTCAAATATGGTGTAAAAAAACTATAATGCGGAAAAAAACTAAAAAATATTCACCAGATGGTTATATTTTCGTGAGAAAAAATGACAATCCAAATATAGCAATTCGACGTGTCGGTAGTAATGCTGGATATGTGTATCAAGAAAATTTACATTTATTAAATGCATCAAGTCATTATTTTATTCAATTAAAAAATGAAAAGAATATAAATAAAATCACAAATATTAGGTCACTTTCTCGATACCATGTATCCGGTCCATTAAGTATTTCTAAACAATCTATTATAAAACATCTAAATAATATGTTGAAAGCAAAAATATGATTTGAATGAATTTGTTGGGTTTTTGCAAAAAATTGATTAAAATAAGTGCATAATTTTGTAGGCCAAGTAGAAAATGGACCTGAATTCTTCTCTTTTACCTCATCAATCTACTGCAGTTGACTGGTGTATCAAAAATGAAGGCAGATGTTGCATCCTTGCATATGATATGGGTCTTGGTAAAACTGTGATTAGTTGTGCAGTCATTGTAACCAAGCCTGTAAAAACTTTAGTCATTGCACCAACTGCTTTAATTCATCAATGGAAATCAGAAATAGAAAAGCACACAACTGGACTAAATGTCTGCATCTATCATGGCTCTAATAGAAAATATAAATCTATGCGAGAAGCTGTAAAACAAGCAGATGTGGTTATTAGCACACCAGCTGTGATTGCAAATGATATACATAATGGTATCTATTTATTTCGGAGTTGCAAAAGATGGATAATAGATGAGGCACATAAATTGCGAAATAGTAGGACAAAGATTTACAAACACTTGTATCTATATTCAACTTTAGTAGAAAATAAGATATTCTTAACAGGAACACCTATATGCAATTCTTGTGATGACTTGATATCACTAATATGTTTATCTAATCTGCAATATTATAATCAACAAGATCTTTGGAAGGGAATAAGCAGTGTAACAAAACATAAAGCACTAAGCAAAATTGTTGATAGTATTGTATTACGCAGAAGAAAAGAAGATACTATTATGGACAGTTTACCACAAATATGTACTCGGATAATAAACTTAGATATACAAGATTCTCAAGATTCGCAACAAAGAGAAACGTATAATTTCTTTGTTAATGAGAGCTTGATATTACGCAAAATATTGAGGATGCGTCAGGCTTTAAATAATCATTCACAACTTTTAGAAGAGTTAGATGAACTAGATTCTGAAAAAAATATCATATCTATAAAGCTAAAAGCTATATCAAATATAATACAAAATATACCAAAAGATGATAAAATATTGATTGTATCCTATTTCACTAAGTTATTACATCATTTATGCGATACTTTAGAATCCACACAACTGTTAATATATCACGGTGGATTAACAATATCTGAAAGAAATCAAGTAATAGATTCCTTTAAAAATAATTCGCATAATAGAATATTGTTAATGAATCTAAGAGCAGGTGGCTGTGGTCTTAATTTAACAGAAGCAAATCATATAATACTGATTGAACCATATTGGAATAATGCTGAAGAACAACAAGCAATAAGCAGATGCTATAGACTGGGTCAAAAGAAAAATGTAAATGTATATAAGCTTGTTATTCAAAATAGTATAGAGAGTTGGTTAGTTCGTTTACAAAACTCAAAGCAAAATGTATCAAATTATCTGATAGAAAAATGTAATTTACAATTATCTGATATAACAGATGAAAAAACAAAATTAAGAGAACTTTTCAGGTATCTCAAAGATATGAAAATAGATGATAAAAGTGATGAAGAACTCAATAAAGTAATATCTGAGATTGGCTTGTAAATTGAATAATATATAAAAAAATGAGTAATATTACTTTTGTAATTTACAAGACAAATGGTTTATTGCTGTTGTTGGTTTTTCACAAAACCAAAGTGTGAATTCTGTCATTCAAAAATTGAACGAAATAAAAAAAGTTCATTTTGTGATGAAAAATGTGAAACTTTATATATCTATAAAGATAGTTTTAGGTCATCTGATACATCACAACACAGGTTTATGTTGGATATATGAGATAAAATAAAAAAATGATGACTCTATTTAGTTTTATGATTACCATAAAACAATGGTTATCTCAAACACTGGCAAAAAATGGACTACTGAAGATGATAATACTCTTGTTTACAAATATCTTAAAGGATACGGATATCAAGCTATTGCGGATGATCTAAGAAGAACAATTGATGCTGTTCAGTGCAGATTAGTAAAAGTATATATATATCCATTGATGCGTAAATTATTCTATACTGATAAAAATACATTCAACAAATCATCTCTCATCGGATATGATAGTATTATATTAAGGTACAGTACATTTTATAATATTAAACCAGATGATTTCGGTAGATTTCTTAGGTATGTTGATAAAAATATTAAACCACCCTCTGTCACTGATAAGCAAGTACTATTAAATGTACCTATCAATACTCAATATGAGGATGAATTCTTAAAAACACTTGAAGGTGCTGACGAATACAAGCTAAAATATTATAAATATAAATATTTGTATAGATTGGAGATTATCAATAATATGTTGAAATAAGAGGATAATGTAAAAAAATGATGATATATATATATATATTTATTATACAATCTGATGATGATTGATCCAAATGATCCTGAGTTAATTGATGCAATTCTGCAAAATATATATATCACACTCTCAGTGTACAAACAAAAAGAGAGGGAATATAGATTGTTTGCAAATGCTGATAAAGGTCATTTTTACACTCTTGATAAAGATAGATTTATGAATAAAGCCAATGAATATAAAAGATTGATTGACGAATTAAATGCTATGATAAGTGACATTGTTTGTGATATACGTACAATCAAACAAAAATGTGTCTAAAATTATTTTCTGAGTTCCTGTTTAGTTTTAGATAATTCTTCATCAGCTGCTTTAATATTAGCATCAATAATGCTTTTAATTCTTTTTGCTTCTTCTAAAAGTCTATTATATTCTTCCATCTCTTCTGGTGTCAATGGTCTGTTATTATCGTCTTCATCAGCATTTACTTTTTGTAATATTAATGGTAAAGGCGTTAATAGAGCACTTTGAATTAGACTTCTTCGTGTTATCATTGTGTTTAAAGGTAAAATCTTAAAACTTGATACTATTTCAAAAATGCTTAAAATAAAAATTATATATTTGACTACCATCTTGATATTATTTAATTTATTTATTCTTTATACCAAAATGCCAAATTTATTTTTGGCATTTTATAGAATATTCTAATTACTATTCTTAACAATATTGTATAAAGGATCATCGACCCTCATATAATAGAGAGTCCAATATTTTTTTTCTTTTGGATTGATAAACTTATCATAATCTCTATGTTGTACGATTGTTATATCTTCATTATCAAGCTGTGATATAAAGTTTTCAGCATGAACTGCTTTTACGACATATTCTTCTGATGCCAATGTTATATCCTGTAGCCATACAAGATCTTTTTGATTTTCATTATATGATATGGATAAATTTGTCACCAATTGCACATGTCCTTGTGTGTCCTGAAACATAAATCCTTTATAGATGTCCATATGCTGTGTATGAAGCGTGTCAACATCAGCATCTCTGCACTGTCTGGTATGAGTCCATTGAGTAGGTAGCATTTGTTCTAGTTTTGTTGGAATATCAAGATTTTGCTCTTCAATCATCTTGATAAGAGCTTTCTTGTTCCAAGGAACAGTAATCTCATACTTCTTCTGCATTAGCATATGAAGGAGTTCTAACAGCGTGTAGTTCATATAGGATGATACTTTGTATATGTCATAGATATATTCTGTCGCGTCACATGGCATATCTATGCCAAGATTTTTTGTGATCTCTTGCATAATACAAGCAATTTCGATTGCATTCATTGCCATTTTGTGGGTTTCAGTTCTTGTCTTCTACCAATAAATTATTAAATTGGGTTTAATCATTTTTTCTGCATTATTTAAGATTTATTTACAAATTTATTCAAAAGCCTTTACCTTACAATATGTTGTGACGATATTGATTAGATTATCTAAATTTTTATTTAGAGTAATCAATTCATTTTCTAATGAAGCAAGTTTTACTATTATTGTATCTTTGCTTGATGTAATATTATTATCTTCAGATTTCTTTTCTATTTTTTCTATATATTCTTCTATCAAATATTTTTCAATAAAATAATAATTTGCTAATTCATCAATGCTTTTCTTGCCTTTTTTGAATTCCGGATATATCACTTCTGGTATCATTTTTAATTTTTTTTCATATGCAGAATAACCTTGTGATTCGTGGTATAAATTCAAATCTTCGAACTTATAATATAACTTAGTATCATTATGAGCAAATACATTATCTTTAGCTATCTTTACATCCATAATCCTATGATGAAATCATCTTAACAAATTCTTATATAAACATTAAGTACATATACATAACTATGTTCAAATTTGTTTTAACCATATTACTCTTGGTCAACAATGCATCAGCATATGTCTCTCCATTAATGACTCTTAGAAATAATGATATTAGCATAAAAACTTCAGACAGACGTAATTTTATGCAGTTGTGTGGAAAATCATTGTTAGCTTCACCATTTATGCATAAATTAACTGATATTGAAAAAGCAACAGCGTTAACGCCAGATGAAGTCAATCAAATTAATATTTATGAAACTATTTTACCTTCGGTATGTTACATTACAACAGATTATAATGTTACTGAAAAGATGTCTCAGGGTTTAGATAGAAATCCTAAGGGTGTTGGTAGTGGTTTTATATATGATAATGAAGGTCATATTGTCACAAATTTTCATGTAGTTAATAAATGTACTAATGCAACTGTAAAGTTTATTAATAATGAAGGTATAATTAAAGAATATATTCCCAAACTTGTAGGATATGATTCTGATAAGGATATTGCTGTATTAAAAGTAGACACAAATGATTTCAAACCTATTCCACTTAGTTCTGACAAGAATATTAAGATAGGTCAATATTGTTATGCAATTGGAAACCCCTTTGGTAAACCATATAGTTTTACTATGGGCATTATATCAGGTAAAGGCAGAGAATTAACATCACCGTCTGGGCGTAAAATTTCGAATGTTATTCAATCGGATGTTCCGATTAATAAGGGTAATTCTGGTGGATGTCTATTGGATAGTTCAGGACAGTTGATTGGTATCAATACTGCAATTCTTGGCGGAGATGTGTCAACTGGTATCAGTTTAAGTGTATCTGTCGATACAATTAAAACAACTGTTGATAATATTATTAAAAAAGGTATTATTGAACATCCAACATTGGGTATTGAATATTTTATTCAATTGCCATCTAAATCTGAAGCACTAAAAGCCGGATTATCGTATGTAGAATCTGGTGTAATCATACTTAAAGTAGCAGAAGGTTCAGCAGCAGCCTCTGCTGGTCTAAGAGGCTTAGAAAAAAAAGAATTTGGCAAAGCTGCTTTAGGAGATGTGATCATAGCTATAGATAATAAACAAATTAAAAATGCAGATGAAATGTTAGATATTTTAGACAAACATAATGCAGGCGATAAAATTAAAGTAGAAGTACTAAGAGGAAACGAATTAAGCTCTGTTAAACTTGATGTCATTTTGGGACACAATTTAGATGAGAAAGTTGGCCTAAAATTGGTGTAATAATTTTTCAACGTCCTCTTTTGTCATTATTTTGATGCCTAATTCCATAGCTTTTTTAACTTTCGCAGATACATCATCAGCATTTTTAACAATAAGTATATGTGTGACACCACTGATTGCTGATACTACTCTACCATTTGCATCAGTTATTAATTTTTCCAAGTTTTTATCTCTAAATCCTGTAAAAACCACTGTCGTATTTTGAAAAACTTTGTTGAATTCTTTTTGCTCTTCTGCAGATATTGACTTACTTTGAGATTTAGAATGTGTACATTTGATGCCTATCTGTTCACAAAATTCAAAGAACTTAGGTAAATTGTCAATAAATTGTTTGGCCGATAATGCTGCAATACCATCTATTTGTATTAGATCAGCTATAGTCAACTTTATATCAGGGCGCATATTTGGAAACTTGTCTATGATTAATTTTAATTTTTTGTTACCAAGGTTTCGACCAAATACATTACTTGCTACCATCAATTTATGACAATCTACATTTTGAATACCTTGTAAGGAATTATAAATTTTTACTGCACTTTTTTCCTTAAAACCTTCGATTTCTTGAATCTGTTCCACAGTAATATTTATTATTTTATGTAATGTATCATAACCAGCATCATATAACTTAGTAATTACACCTTGTTTAACACCATCAACATCTAATGTATTCATAAAATGCAGGAATTGTTGAATATCATGTTCTTTACTAATAGTTTTATTTTCTAATATGATATCTATTTTTGAATCATTCCAAATATAAGCTGTATCAGGTAATTTAGGTTTACCATTTGCAGATTGTGTCAATACTTGTGTAATATGAGGAATAACATCACCACTGCGAATAATTATCAATCTGGATCCCGGACCAATAACATTTTTAACTATATAATTTGCATTAAACCCAGTGGCTTGTTTGATTTTTACGCCAGCAAGAACAACTTCATTAAATGTTACAGTCGGTTTTATATATCCATGTTTTGAAACATTCCAAATTACATCAGTAACAATAACCTCTGCTTGTTCTTGTGTAAGAATACTTTTGAATGCAAATGCATATTTGGGATTTTTCCCACTTACTATTTTGTGTAAAGCATTATGATAAACAACAATACCATCAATTTCATACGCAGACGATTGTCTCCAGTCTTGTAAATATGTAGAAAGTGTAGTCATTGAAATATCATCTTCGGATACTTTGATATGTTTTACAATCGGAATATTGAGACTTGATATATAATTCAGAGCATCTCCTAATTTCATTCTTGGATACATCAAATCATATGCTACAAACTGGATATATTTACATATATCTTGATTTATCGTTTTACTATGAATAGCACCAGCTACTACATTTCGTGCATTCGCACCTTGGTCTGATATTTTTTTCCAATTGGATCTTGAAATAATTAATTCACCTCTGATTCCTATTGTATCATTTATGAACTCAAGTCTAGATATATCCAAATCTTTGATGTATGGTAATATATGTGTAATATTTTGACCTTCTTTGCCGTCACCACGAGAGTACATTTTAATAGTTCCATTATTATAATATAATAAACAAGATATACCATCTAATTTTTCTGAAATAATGTACCCATCTTGACCTTCAGCTGGATATGATTTTTTCCATTTCATAATTTCTTTATTATCATCCTTAATCTTGTCCAATGAACCAAGATAATATGGAAGTTTTTCTTTGTTGAATTCAATTACAGCCCCGACTCGTTTCAGATAAACATTTTTGGGGTCCTTTTTTTTCAAATAATTCTTGATAATGTCATAGATATCATCTGATAATAAAGGTTTGCTACTACTGAAAAACTGTTCATCTGCTTTCTCTAAAACTGCAACAATTTCTGTATTTGAAAGTCTTTTTAATGTATTAGCAGGGTCATCTATAAGTTGTCTCACAAGATTTTCGTCAATGCTCATACTAATATTGTAAATAGATTATATTTAGACATCAGTTTTTACTTATATTAGTTTCAAAAGATATGACAATAAACTATGTTTTGAGTTATTATATATTTTCATAATATTCTTTTTTTGCATAATGTTTGAAAAATAATTCCATACATCTATGTGTAACAATTTTAAAATCTTTTTGCAAATTTTAACAACTGCAATATAATTTACATGACAAAATTTATGTAAAATATGTTCATTACGAATCAAATGCTTATGATATATATTCTCAATTTTGATGATATTAAGATAAATATTGCTTATCAAAGATAATATACTCATATTATAATTATCATTTACACACAAGGTATCTTGTTTGGCAAAATAATCTGATACTGGATTACGGCACATTGGACATAGATCAGATGTATGCAATACAGATTCAATATAACAAATATGATGAATATTCTGCTTGCAACAAAATGTTTTCATTAAGTGATCATTATCAAGACAGATGAAGCAATTATCATCTTGAACAAAATCTTGTTTTTCTAAATCATTTTGCAAAACTAAAATATGTTTGATGCTTTTCTTGAAAAATTTGTAATTAAACCAATAACTTACTGGTATCTGGATTTTATATTTGTGAATATACTTATTTAATTCTTTATTGAATTTCATCTAATCAACATCAATATCTTTTCTTATCGCATACACATTGCACCATTATCCAAATTTAATACTTTAGCTATAAAATTATGTACTACCATTCCTGCTTCATTTTTGGGAATAATATCATCCAAAATATTCAACAATTTTGTATTTATACCTTGCATACCTGACATATATATGCCTATAAAAAGAGATAATAGTGTATCAATAAAATCTAATGTATTATAAATATTTTCATCTTTGTGAATTTCAAAAATAGCTTTAAATAAAAAATTAATCAGATATTTGCATATATATAAAGTATTAAGTGCAGGGTCAGCACTTTTTGTAATAGTATCTTTGAATTCTTCAATTTTCAAAGTCTTCACCTTATAATAATTCATTATAATGGACATTGATATAGGATTATCATAAAAAGCGTCCTGTGCAAGCCCGCCATGTTTCATTCTATATCTTTTGCCTTTACCACCCCAACGTATGAATTTATTTAAATTTTTCAAAAGTTCTTCTGATTGTTTCTTCATTTTTTCTATATTTTGTTTTACTTCATCTTGTAATTGTTGAATATGTTTACCAGCTTCATCTATTTTTTGTAAAGTATCTTGTCCAAATTGTTGAATATTTTGTCCTACTTGATCTACTTTTTGTAAACTATCTTGTCCGAATTGTTGAATATTTTGTCCTACTTGATCTACTTTTTGTAAACTATCTTGTCCAAATTGTTGAATATTTTGTCCTACTTGATCTACTTTTTGTAAACTATCTTGTCCAAATTGTTGAATATTTTGTCCTACTTTATCTATATGTTTGCTTAATTCTGCATGAATTCCAGATGAAAACTCAGTTATTTTATTTGCAAATTCCTCTATATTACCTTGAATATAGTTTATTCTTATTTGATCGAAAATAGCATTAAACTTATGTATGCATGGTAATATTTCTTGTAATTTACCAAAGAACTGGTCAATACTTTGTGGCTGTGTTTGTTTAAAAAAATTTAACAATGATTCTGTAAATTCAAAACATAGTTGAGTAATATTAGCTTTCGATAGAGAATTACATAATAAACATAAGATAAATCTCAAAATATGTATACTTATATCATTATCATTAAAAACAATACCATAACTAGCCAAAATAGGTTTTGTATCGTTTTTTGGATTATTATCTAGTTGATTTATTATATATATTGCTACTGTATCAAAACTTGAACCTCCTTTTATTACTTTAATCTTAGAATGCAACGATTTCACATATTTATCACAATATAGTCTATATTTGGCATCACTTGTATATTTTTTATCATGTAATTTTGATATGAAACTTGACCAATATTTATATTCTTTATCATAAGGTTTCACAACACCAGTAATGTGTTTACTTTTGTATATTTTATTGATAATTGATATGTGTATTTTACCTTGTTTAATATATGAACCTATAATTTCATGTATGGTATTTTCCTTTGCATATTTCTCGACTGAATAAAATGCAGTATTATTATTTAAAAGTATGATGTCATTTCTGTTAACATTAATTGAAAATTTTAAATCTGCTTTAGTTTTGATCACTCTTTTATTTACAGTATCTTTTATCATCTAAATATAATATAT